CGGTCAGCCTGTTCATCGGTGAACCACCCGTCCTGCGGGGTGTACCCGTCAGTCATCATCTCGGTGATACAGAAGTCGCAGAGCGAACCCGCCCACGCTCCCATCTCACACTCGCAGTTGTGTTCCATTGTTTGTTCTCCCCTTCGGAGTTTGCTACTGCCTCCCGTTCTGGTCGGCATGGTGGGTGGACAGGACTCGCACCTGTCTGTCTGCTAGTCACCCTGTCTTGTGTCAGAACTCTGCGAGAACCTTCCCGCCCTCACGATGCCCGTACTTGCCGAGGTCGTCACGCAACTTGTCGGCACGGTTCACGAGGTCGTAGTTCTCTCGCTGTGCTTGTGTCTGGTGGTATTCCCACAGGGCTTCCCGAATCAACAGGTATTCCTCTGTCGTCACCGCCAAGACGATGTGTTCTTTGGTTGTCATTGTCTTTCCCTTTCTTTGCCGTTTGTCGGCGTGTCAATCGTGACACACTTTGGGGGCTGTGTCAAGAGTGACTTTGGTCACACCCTCAAACCCAAGCCCCGCTTGATACTTGCGCACGCAACTACCTACTGGTAGGTAGAGAAGCGAACACTTGTTCGGTCACACCCAATGCGACCTCGTGTTCTTGATGCGAGGCTTCTGTGCTGTCTTACGACGAGGCGTGTGTCGCCACACCATCCCGTTCAGACACCAGCCCATACCCAAACCCCACAACAGGTAGAACAGTTCCCAAGCGGTCATGACCTGTCCTCCTCGGGGTACTCCGTCCAACTCCATGTGACAAAGTATCCAGCGTTCTCGTATGCGTCCAGCGTGGAACCGATAGGCACACCCAGAGGGAGAGTTGCCAAGCGTTCCCCTGTCTCTTGGTCAAAGACAACAAACCCTGTTCTCATCTCACACCCCCTGTTCCTGTGCGATTGTCTCATAGAACCGCATAGCATCCCGCAAAGTCGCTACGACACGCTCAATGTCACCAGAAAGTACCAGTTGCCCATACTTCCCTTGTTCCACGGTCAGTTTGAGACACAACGCCTTTCCTACCTGTTCCACTTCCTCGGTGAACTGGCGGTTCTGTTCCGCCTTGTCTGCCCGTGCCTGTCCCTGTTTCACGCAGGCGTCGGCGTATTCCTGCCATGTTGGGTAGTAGGAATCATCCAAGTATCGTGCCGACACTCGCATAGTCTGGCGGGTATCCCTGTCCCATGTTGGCAGGTCGTCCCCGACTCGCCAATAGGCGAGGCTGGGAAGTAGACGGATTTCTACCAGTTTTTGTTCTGGCTTGCGTTCCCATGCGTACCTACCATTGACGGCAGGTTCGGTGTGGAATCCGACCACCTCACACGGAATCGTCGGTGATGACTGGTACCGTTGGTACATGAACAGGTTGTTCCTGTTCTTAGACCATGCGCCCAGTATGTCCTTTGTTTTCATTGTGTTGCCCCCTTCTAGGCGTGTTGTTGTTAGGTGTCACCCTACCGAACCGTGGAACAGTTGTCAAGGGTATCTTGATGTGACCTGTGCCACAGTAGACAGGGAAGGAATCGCACCCGCCAACAGTCAACGACTGTTCTCTTTCTGTCTTGTTAGGTTCGCCTAACACTCCTCCCCGAAGATTTCGCACAGGGTACAGGTCACGCCCTCGTAGGCGCACCCCGCACACTCAACAGTCGGTGACTGTTCCTCGTTCATCGCTTGCCTCCGAATCCTCGCACGATGTCTGCGAACATCTGTTCGGGTGTGTCGTTCTCATGCGCTCTGGCGTGGCAGGTCAGGCACTTGCCTTTCGGGAAAATGTCCCACGGGTCAGTCGGGGTGTGACATTCGGCACACGGTACGGGTGTCCTCTCGGTCATCAGTCCACCCCCACGGTACGGCACACGCCCTTGTCATCGGTCACGATGAGGCGCACGAGGTAGCCTCGGGGGTCGCCCTGGAACTCCATCGTGACACCCTCAGGCAGAGACCTTGCCAGAACCCGCAGGCGGTTCTCGGTCTGTTCGTCCCGCTTGGTCAGCCAGTCCCAATGGGCGTTGACCCATTCGCCAGAGTGGATGCCGTCCCCACATTGGATTTCTGCCAGTCGGCGGTAGGTCTTGGCGTGTCTGGCGATGAGCGACAGGGTAATGGCGGTGTCGTGGGACTGTTCCCAAGAGCCGTCGTGCCCTGCTCGGTAGAGGTCGCCGAGCAAGGCTCGCCCCCTGTTTGTGATGTTCGGCATTTCTGCCCCCTTTCTTGTTGGTACTTGTACCGTATCACAGTTGTTACACGGTGTCAAGTGTTCTGTTAGTGACTTTCGTCACAGTCCCGCACCCTGTCGTGAACAGTCGCCGACTTTTCGGCGTGCGGGGAGAGTGTTACACCCTGTCCACCTTGTACGGGTCAGCCGTCACATAGATGTCGTAGACATTGCGGGGATGAATCCCAAGCATTGCCCGCACCATTTCGTAGGCGTGATAGCCAGAACCCGCCTCTACCTTGTAGCGGGTCAGTTCCCCGCCACCGTGAACCACGGTCTTGTGGACAATCTCCACCAGATAGGTTGCCGTCATTGTGTTTCCCTTTCTTTCTGGCTATGTTTCACGTGAAACGTTCGCCGCTTTGTTGTGTTCCACCTTACCAACTGTTCGACAGTTTGTCAAGTGGTTTTCGTGTGACCTTTGTCACACTCTCTTGGTTCCCCTCTTGGTTCCCCTCGATGTGTACCACTCTACCGAACCGTTACACCTTTGTCAAGTCATTTTCATGTGACATCCGTCACACCCCCAAACAGTCCCAGACTGCCCAACTAACAGTCCACGACTGTTCCCCCAACAGCCCACGACTCCCCAACTTGTAAGGCAGACCTAACACCCCGCCACCGAAACTACTTGCAGACTACAACTACCGACCAGTAGGTAGGTATGTTTGTTGCAAATGCAAGTACCGTGCAGGGGTGGTGGGTGCGCCCATAATGTTTGTTATGTAATTTCCAACCCCGAACACTTGTTTGCCGAACACTTGTTTGCATTGTTGCATTACGCAACTAGGGGTGTGCCGAGGCAAGGGGCGGGGGATATATGTATTAGAGCCTGTGGCGGGATTCACTCTTTTGGGGTGGTGAGACGTTTTTGGGTTTGTGTCTCATGCTGTGTTTGTTGTTGGTCACTGTGTGTGGTGGGTTGGCTGCTTGGTGTGGTGTTGCACATTTGGGGGTGGTTGTTTGCTGAGCGTATTGTTGAACATAAAAGGGCGGGGATGGGGCTGAGCATCGCGTTCCCACTTGCCTCACTCCTTCCCTGTGAACAACCGAGCGTTAGCGAGGGCGTTAGCCGCCGTAGGCGGAACCTAACGATGCCTGGTAGCACACGGGCATGAGTGTTTGCTCCCCCCACGGTTTACAGCCTCAAAGAACTGAAGGTCGCCGTAGCCAAGATTTCAAGCCGACACCTATCAAAGATTTTTTCACTCCTCGCGTATCTCACAAGCACCGTTCTTTGTCTCGTTACTGGGTTGCTTGGGAGGCGTTTTTGCATGGGGAGTCGGACCCAGTTTCCTGCCACGAATACCATTCCCGACGCTCATGCTGTGTGTTCGGGGTCTAGGTCTTGGGTGCCTCGCCTGTCGTCCCGACGGTGAGGGCTTTCTCGGTTGTAAGGGTCACAGTATCAGGTGTTGCGTGTTCTCCGCAACTGTTCTTGCCATTTTTCTGCGTCACGCATTGCTGCCGCGAGAAGGTTCTCGTCGGTTTGTGGTTTGCGTGGTTTGAGTTCTTTGCGTCGCACTACTCGTCCTGATGTTCCTAGTTTGCGACCCATGCTGTCAACTGTATCACTGCTATGCTTTGCAACTATTCATGGGAACTAAACGTGCAGTGTCCCCCGCCGACAAAGCAAAGTTTTTTGCGTTGATTGCTGCGGGCAGAACCATCAAGGATGCATCCGCCCAGGCTGGTGTGCATATCAACACTGGGTCTAACTGGTTGAAGAAAGCCAAGTTGTTGGAGGCGAACCGTAAAGAGGCGGAACATAAAGCGTCTACGAGTTATGGGGCTGGTGGTAGGCAGTCGTACCAGTATCAACAGTTGATGGATGCGGTGGATTTGCCCTCCGTGGTTCCTGTTGAACGGTTGTGTGAAAATGCTCAGCGCGGGTTGGAAGATTTTGATTTCTTTCGTCGCCACTATCTGGGTAGGGTTCCGTCGCCGTGGCAGGTGGAAGCAGCAGTTACGTTGATTAAACTGTTGGAGTCAGAAGAAAAAGAGTTCGTGGTCTTGAACGTGCCTCCTGGTGCGGGTAAGTCAACCTTGTTTCATGATGTCGCGGTGTGGGCAATTGTTCGTAATCGTCGTATCCGTGTGATGATTGGTTCTGTTTCACAGAACATGGCGAAGTTGTATTCGCGTCGCATCAGGGAAACCCTGGAACGGGTACAACCGATTGAACCTGACCCGAACATGGTAGCGAAAGGGCTGGCGTTAAATGCTGAAGGTTGTCTCCAGTTGGACTATGGACGTTTCAAACCAACCGATAAAGGGGCGTTGTGGCGAGCCGACGAGTTCGTCGTTGAACAGTTGGACGGGAACGGGCTTGACAATAAAGAACCAACCGTCCGCGCCTACGGAATTGAAGCAGAGTTCATCGGACACCGCGCCGACCTCTGCCTCTTTGACGACGTTGCCTCTCCTGATAACGCTCGTGAGTCTGTTGCCCGTGACAAACTTCTTGAACGTTGGGACAATGTTGCAGAGGCTCGCTGCGACCCTGGCGGACTTCTCGCCGTTGTTGGTCAGCGTCTCGGGAGTGGCGACCTCTACGCTCATTGTCTTGCGAAGGAAACGTACGACATAGAAGACGATATCAACTATGACGGTTCAGACGTGAAATCCCCTGAGGATGTCCAGGAAGGGCAACCTGTCCGCCAGAAAAAGTATCGTCACATCATCTACAAAGCGTATTACGAAGAACTGGACACGGGGAAAGAATCCCGCTCGTTCAAAGCCGCCCCGTACCCTGACGGTCCCCTGCTGGACCCGAAACGTCTCCCGTGGAAAGACCTGTCTTTCA